ACCCGGCCAAATCTTTTAAAGTTACATCATATTCCCACTCAAAGTTAATCTGTTTTGTCACCGCGGCCAGGCAGATTGACGGACAAGTCAAAAACAATATGACGAGGGATGGCTTCATCAATCCTCCTTTTACTCTTCCAGTTTAGTGGAATTGCAAGACCAACATATCTGTGGGCCATCGACACTTATCATGTGCCCACAATGATGACAAGCCACCTTCTTCGAGTCAAGCCCACGATAGCGAGCCCAGTTAGTTTCGTTTGACTGTCTTTCTTTTTTGCTCGTGACTTTTGCGTTTTTCAATCCCCAAACTCTCCTTTTTGATGCGTGCGTAGTCGCGTTAGCTCCTCCCAAGCCATCCTGAACCCATCCTCGAACAGCTTCTCCTGCCCTCTATCTTGGACAAGATTTGGTCTGGCCGAGAAGTATTCGTCCATGGCCTTGTTTCGATAAGATTCAAATTTAATAACTCGCTCTTCATATGTATTCATCATTTTCTCCACTCAGGGTTTAGATGGCCATAGTCCCGCGGCTCAGTCACCGGTACCTCATCCCGGCCACAAATACCGCATTTGCCCATATGGTATGTTGCAAAGCCATTAACCGAATTGCGCCCGTGTACAATCCCGCATTGGATGCAAATCCATGTCGGGTACTCTTGACCCGGTGCACCCTGCACCGGAATAGCCTTATCAGCAGTCACAATCCACCTCGCACCCGCAACACGGACATTCCGTTGCGTTCGGCGCCAGCCTGCATCCACAGTTTTGGCAGGTCATTTTAAATTCTGCCTGCGGTAGCGCCGCATGTTAATGCCGATGTAAAAATAGTCTTCCCAATCCTTTGCCCGGTAGAGGCAATTCAGTATTATTTGATTTAACATGGCTCTTCCTTCGTCAGCTTCTTCAAGCATTCGGTTATTTCAACCATCTTCTTTTCCCATTGTGTAACCCGCTCAATCAAGTAATCATGCTCCCGTTTATTTTGGGCCATGAGGTTCTCAAATCGCTCCTGCCAGAGTTTTTGAGTGCCTTCGCAAAACTGTTTAGGCGTCATAAGAGTTAAAAGCTCTTTCATATCTTCTTTATGCTGACGTCTCATCTCTACAAGGTCTTCTTTGTGCTGGTTGTCCCGGTCAGTAATGCGTCCGTGAGCAGTAGCCGCCCGTTCCTTCAGGCTTATATGCAACTCCTGAATATCTTTGGCGTGATCGCTCTTGGTGTCCGCTAATTTGCTATGAATCGACTGAAGATCGCGGCGGAATGCGTAAAATGCGATCCCGAATAACAGGGTCATAAAGCCCTGGACAGTAAACTCTGGTAGTGTGATCATTGGTCAGCACACATGATTTGAAGTTAAGGACCAATTTGTCTTGATTCTCATATCATTAAGCTCCATCCACATTCAAAATATTTTAAACAATCAATTAGTATCATCATATTTAATCTTTAATCATCGATACAAGCGTCAGGAGATTGGCTCCTCCTGACGCTTGTTTTAATCACTAATAATTATCGTTCAAAAGTGAACGATCATTATCATGCTCCAGGACTTCCGAAAATTCCACGAGCATCAGACCATCCAAAAGAACCCCTGAAAGTAGCTTTGAACTTTGCATTCTCAGTATCAAAATCATTTTCAGTTCCAAACGCATCAGCTCTGCGCTCCATATACTTCAATCCATCAGGACAATTAGTTCCAATAAACCAAGCATCAGTATCAGTCAAATAATGATTAACTTTAACACCTTGCGGAAACTTCTTAGAAGCTCGCAATGCATTAATATCATTATTAGGAGTTCCAGACTGTCCAATAGACTCTAAAATCCTAAAAGCCTCAAATTCCAATGCAGATGGAATAATCAACTTTTGAGGCATAATAGCAATCGTCAATCCGCGATCAGTTTTAAATGCCCCAATATCAATACAAGCCTGCTCAAGAGCTGCCTCACTCAAATCAGCAGCAGTGGCAAGCTCATTCCTCCAAGTACCACCAGACTTATTGGGATGATCATTAGCACAAAGTTCCTTACCATCAGAATTAGCTCCCATAGTATAAGCACTATTAAATGCACGATTAAGTACATTCGCACCAACCATCTCTTTAGTCTGCCTAATTGAAAATGCCAAAGCACTCGCTCGACGCAACGCAACAGTCACTGCAATACCATCCTCATACATTTCACGAGTAATAATAAACCCAAGACCATAAGTCACATGAGTATAGCGACTAACAAATCCCTGCTCCTGCTCATCATAAGCAACACCAGCACCTTCAGTCTTAACAGCAGCAAGACCAAAGCCAGTAATTCCAGCTTCCTCTTCAAAAGCTTTCGTTGAATTAGTCTTCTCAAAAATATCCAAATATTCAATCGGATACTCTTTATATTTCTGCCCAAACCAAGTTTTTACCCCTGGGACCAAATCCTTCGCAAAATTACTTGTAGTAATAATACCCATTATATATCTCCTTATACACCAGTAGCCAAATTCATCTCATGCTCAGCAATCAATACTTCCCACTTAGCATTAGTTCCAAGTTCATTATCTTCGCGATCAATAACACGAAGCACTTTACATGTAGCCGCAAGTGCAACCTTAGAACTTGAGTCAAGCTCCATTGCACTCTTACCAGTAGCAGTACTACCAGCAGCAACAACAATATCTGCACTCAAACCAACATCAGCAGCAGCTAAAGCACCACCAACACTATCTTCCTGTACCTCAAAAATAACACTCGGATCATCAACTACAAAAACATACATTGCAGTAGATGCAGGACGATAATCACGATTAGGTGCATCAGGATGAATCATAGAATAAGGATTATCACCAAACCCTACAACAATCCCTCTAATTGCATCACCAGCAACTACCTGAGCAACTGTAGGAAACTTACCAGTAGCATCAGCAGCACCAGCACTTTTAACTGCATCACCCTTAAACAATGCAGTAGCATCAGTTGCAGGAACATAATAAACATTCACTTTCCCATTCCAAGGCGCACCAGTCAAATGCTTAACCGGTTTAAGCCCGAATGGAGTATCAAGATTTGCCATAATATAACTCCACTTAAATTATTAATTTATGAAATACTTACCTCACCATTCAAACCATCTTTACCAGGATTTTTTGAGTTTCTTTTAATCTCATTCTCAATCTTAGTAATTTTAGCTTGAGCAACTGCACGATCTTCCTTATAAAAACCTTCTGGAATTTCCATCAATACAGCACGCTGACCACCACCAACAGACGGATTTGTAAGACTTCCTAATGAACCAGCGCGCCCAATTTTAGGATCACCAACCTGCACTTTATCATCAGCAATATTCCAGCCAGCATCTTTAAAACTCTCAACTCTATCACCCTTGTCATTTACAAATCGGCGCACGAACCCGACTTTTTTCGGTGCAGTTAAGACATTCCGTGTACCCAAAGGAATTCTTTTTCTTGGTGACTCACCATTAACACTCTTTACTTTTTCTAAATCATCCATTAACATTCACCCATTATTTATACTTGCATTTTTGCAATATCAGCAATATACTGATCTTCAGTCATAATACCACCACTAACAAACTGATTCATAATTTGCACTTGATTATCAGTCAAATCAGCTTTAGTAAATGACATATTATTTCCTTTTGCCGAGGATCTTTCAACAGGACTTGGAGGCCCTACAGGCACCTTAACCTGATTCGTAGTCTTATCACTTTCAAATTTTTCAGGAAATATTTCCTGTACTTTTGTTCGCACAAGATTATAAACTCGATCAAGCGGAGCACCTACATATTGCTGAGCTACTGTATCAGCAAACTTAGCCATCTCATCATTTTCTAAATACCATCCATTATTCTTAACCCATTCATCATAAATAGGATTAATAACAGGCTGAACTTGTTCCGCAATTTTTGGTGTATCAATATCTTTTTGTTTTTCATCAATTTGCTTATCAAGCTCTTCAACTTTTGCAACATCAGCCAATTCAATCGCGGCTGTACGTTCCTTTTTTAATTCAGCAACTTCACCTTCCAGCTTCTTTACTTCAGCCTTATAAACACTTTCATTATGTACTTTCAGCGCATTAACAGAACTATTCAAAGCATGAAGCTGATCTTTCAAGTCTTTATTATGTTGACTCATTGATTTTTGAATATCTTTCGATCTCAAAATATATGTCGCCGCATCAACAGCATCTTCACCTTGATGATTTTCTCTCCAACCTAATTGTGTAGCTAACTCCTTAACATCAGGTAAATCATTTCCTTTAGCATCACTTTCCTGGGATTTATCAGAGGGATTATTTTCATTGTTTTGTTCAGATACCTTAGCATCTTTTTCCCCAGTAGCATCTTTAAGTTCAGCAACCATTTCTGCTTCTGACTTAACTTCAGCTACTCCACCAATAATATCATCAATAAAATCTTCTGCCATAATAACACCTATTTAAAAAAGTAATTTTGCAAGAACATCATTGTCATTAATCAATATATAAGTTTCATTATCTTGCCCAAGCATCGAAACACCAGCATATCGTGCATAACTAACTCTATCACCAACAATAGCCCAAGGTGAACCATCATCAATATCAGCCCATGCACCAGAACCAACAGCAATCAAAGTCCCAACTGTTGCCGCTGTTTGTTCTTTATCCCGTGTTTCTTGCGGCAAAATAATTCCGCCCTTAGTTCGTTCTTCTACCTTATCAGGCATCACCAACAAGTGCCCACCAGTAGGAACTATCCCTGATTGATTAATGTCTTTGATCTCTTCCATAATATCACCCTTTTAAATAAATATTAGCATAACTTAACTATCACTGTCACTCTAACTATCAACTTCTTCCTCAGTTTCAGCACCTGCATAAGAAATGCTTAATAACTGATTAAGCCCATCTAATTGACCAACTAACCTATTAGTCAGCCCATGCGTATCGTGTGAATTACCACCAAGTGTGCATCCATCAGCTAATTGATCTCTCAAGCCATCTCGACATTGCCGAATCTCTTTAAAGATTTCTTTTGTCACCGGATGTTCTTTCCATTCTGCAAACTGTTCTGCATTAATCATCTTATGCTCCTTGATTATTTGTTGTTAATCCATACTCTCTTTTTGCTGTACTTTCTGTAATACCGCCTGGAGCTTTGCCAATACTCATCTGAGTTCGCCCAAGATCTATTTGATTTGCTACTGATGCTTCTTCAATGTCAAGTTTTCGCTGATCGTATGCGATACCAGCAACATCCTTAGCTTGCTTAACTTCTGCTCCAGGAATTTCAGCCATTATTTTAGATGTTTCAGCCTTAAGCTTTTCTATCTTTGCACTAAGTTCTTCCAGATCAAGTTGCATCTTCTGTATAGCCATTTGCTCTTCAGGTTTACCACCCTCGGGCTCTTCAGGAAAAAATGCATCAATATCTTCAATATCAAGAGCAATCAAGTATCTACGTAAAATCTCTTTATCATCAAGTCCTTGGCCACGAAGATCTAGCAATGCTTTAGCTTTCAGTAGTCTTTGAACCATTGTTGTAGCATTTGGATCACTTACTGGCTCAATATCAAAATCAGAACTGGAAAAATCTGCTTGAACAATAGCTTGCTGATCGTCCAGTACAAGACCATAAGTCATTTGATCAAGATACAGGGCATTTAACCTCTTGATCTTCTTAAACTCTTTATACTGCGCTCGATGAATCCGCTTATGTACTGCTGAATAAACTTGCAGTCCCTGCTCAATCAGTGCAAGAACACTTTCTGCAGGAACATTTGCACCTGGAGAATTTCCTGCTAAAATATCAGTCATTCCAGCAAGTTCTTTACCGCTCTCAATCAACAAACCAAGCAATTGAAACAATGTTGTACTCGGATCTCTGATTGGCATTGGAAAAACATTCTTCCTCAGATCATCACCAGTAACATCAACTGGTTTCCACTCACCAGATTTCAGTTGAATTGCTTTACCACGACCAAGTTTTAATCCTCTACCAAGAAATCCTGATTGCCTGTTGCTCAGTGTTCCTGCATCAATCAGTTGATTTAGTAAGGTATTTATAGCTGAATTTGTGCTCATCAAAAGACTGCCAAAACCCATCCCATAAAATCCACCATCAACAGCAGGCATAAACAAATATCGTGTAAAATATTGCTCAGGAATAATCTTAACGATTGCTCCTTCTGGATCTTGAATGCCTTGAGCAGTATTTGTCCTAATTATTCCATCAGAAGCCCATCGAGGAGAAATTCTAACAAGTTTCTCTGTTTCTGCATGAATTGTTACAATATATGGTTCCTGGTAGCCATCATTATCAAGATCATACCAACGATGTTGCTCAAAAAATAGGTGTGGAGTTTCCTCATCAATATCAGAAGTTTTATCAGATGTTGCTTGACCAAGTGAAGCAATGTCAAATTTGATAAATGTCCCTGAAGTTATTCGTTCAATAATTTCATTATGATATAGGTAGATTTTATGTGTAACTCGTGGTGCTCGTTCAAGAGATTCAGCAAAATAATTTACTACCAAATCATCAGCAAAAACCAAACTTGATACGTTCTTTCGCTCAATACTATCAAAATAACTCTTCTTAAAAGCACAACCAATCGCTGGTAATGTAAACAGTAATTGATCTACACCCTCTTCCCAATTTTCCATATGTGAAAGAAGCTGAAATGACATAAATTCGCTGATGCGCTGAGATTTTTCCAGCTTTGCACCAGTAGGATCATCACCAATAACTTTACCTCGAACTACATTATTACCTTTAATAAGTTCTGGATATGCTCGTGAAGCAAACTGTATACAAGAATTAATGATTAGTGGATATTTTACATTTGCTACGACTTCACCAGCATAGGTCTTTTTCTTTACATGAAGTTTTGCCAGATCAATAATTTGTTTATTTAATTCTTCCCATTCAGCACGACTGGCTAAGTCAATCTTATACCCTTCAATTGACTTAGTTGTTATGTCAGCGATAGTTTCAGGCGATTGTTTATCGGCAATATTAGTTACAAGGACTAATGCCTCTGCACGAAGAATTTCTTTTTCGATTGCCTTAATAAGATATTGATCTGGCGCAGTTGTCTGAGCTGGCTGGACTGATTGTTCGCTGAGAATTTCTTCAACTGGTTGCTCAGATGCCCAAACTGGTGGCGCTCCAGAAATAGCTGTCATTTCTTGATCGGGCATTTGATTGGGCAGTGTTCCTGGGGCGCCCAGTCGTGCCTCCTGGGCGAAATCAGGGGATTCGTAAGGTGGTATCATTGTTTATTACCCAATATCCTGTAACTTTATATTCGGATGATTACTTATATCAGCTTCAGCAATTTTTATTTCTTCAATAATCTTTTCTTTATAATCAATTAAAAACCATTCTTTTCTATCAGGCATACTATAAGTATAACGATAGATTCGAGATAAAATTTTTTGCTCTAACTTAAAAGCATCTGTTAATAATTGACTCACATAAACATAATTACATGTATTTAATGGCCTATTCTTATTATATGTTTGAAGTCTTTTTACTTTATCTATAGTATGGCCAATTTTTATATATGCCGGAAAAGCAGAATCAAAAACTACATAAAGAAATCCTTCAGTCCTGCAAGTATTATCTAAACAAGCACAAACATGACATTTTTTACTTCTGTAACCAGTGACAGCATTTACCACACGAAAATTTTCTTTCAGATCTTTTTCTTTACTACAAACAGTACATATCTTCGTTTTAATAGATTTTTCTGTTTTAGTATATTTTTTAGCGATAAAAAAATTATTTACATTATATTTTATCATTTGTTCCCTAATATCCTGTAATGCAATTAGTTTCTGATTCGTTATAGATTTCGCTGTCTTCCCAAGCCATATGTTCCCAATATGGAGTTGCGATTGCTCGGTCAAGACCGGACATAACTAAGTAACGAGTGCAGTCCATCAGGTGATCACGGTCTTTGACTATTGACCCATGCTCATCGCGGCGATAAATACGAAATTCAGAGAACCAGTTAACAAGTGATCCGAAGACTTTGAGTTTGTTCGTGGCAAGCATTTGCCAAACTTTATAAAGACCTGACTCGACTGATTTGTTTGCATTCGTGATGTCTAAGCCCAAGGTCATGTAAATTTCAAAGAGTTGCTTACCATCTTCTTGGGATCTGCCATGTGCAGCGCTATCTATTACGCCTGGAATCCAAAATCCACGAGCTTTGATACCTTCAGCATGAATTACTGGCTCTGCCTGACCTTGATAGTATTCGGAGTAAAGGAACGTGATGTTGCTTGTCGGATCAGTTGCGGCCCAAAGACATGCAGTTTTCTTCCAGCCAACATCAAGGGCGTACGCACGTAACCAGTGGTCTGGAATGGGAAAATCTGCCACGGTAATATTTGATTCAAGAATTGGAAAGATTGCGCCTGAACCAAGTTGAGGAACTCCTTTCGATCGCGCCTCTCGTTGATGTGGTGGCAAGGCAGCAAAGAGCTTCTCTTTTTGTTCTGTCGTGAGGTGGGGTGCATCATCCCAAGTTGCTTGAATGAGGAAGCGTGAACCTTCTTGATGCTCTTGAATCTTTCCTTCAGGCATAAATTGGAGGACTGTTTCAGTAAGTCCTGCAAGTGGCGTGAAGGTTAGCATGATCAGACCGTTGGTTGTCATGGTTCTGGTCAAACATTCTGTATAGATATCGAGAGGGCATTCTTCATCGAGCCAAATGATGTCTTGCTCAGTTCCTTCAAAAGATTTACGACCTTCGGCATATGACTTGATTTTGCATCGTGAAAAGCCGCCTGATATATGTTGGACAAGAATTGTGTCTATGGCATTTGGGACACCACCAGCGCGAGGAGTCGTCTTGATGATGTATTTTTCAGGTATGAGACCAGTTCCATGTTCTTCGGGAGTTCCAACAAGTTTGAATTGGACGATGTCCCGGGCAGTTGTTGACGTTGTTCCACAAGCCCATGCAGTTATTGGCTGCGTGAATCTCTTACCAGCCCACCAATCAGGGTAACGGCCAGTAAGATGTAAAGTCATTTCGTATGCACCAATTCCCTCGGATTTTCCCACGCGATTTGCAGCCATGATGCAACGCTCAGGAAAGGTTGCTCCAGCTGCAAAGAAGGCTATGTGCTTCGGATAGTTATGGCGAGAAAGTAATCCAGCCTCTGGATAGTATTGAATGATACGATTTTGTTTGATGCGAGTTGCTTTTTCTTTCAAGAGTTTAAGATATTGTTCCTTTTGGTCACGATTGAGCAGAGAAATGTCTGCTGCAATTTGATCAGATGATGGAATAATATTTTGACTAAGCTCTTGCATTTAGTTATATGTCCTGGATCATTTCGGGGGGTCGCTTCGCTCTCATTGTGCCGGTTGCTGCGACTGTGGGTTAATTTGACTGAAAAATGTTTGCTGGTATTTTGTTTAGTAGTAATGATTCTTCAGAGAACTGGGAGTCTTCAGGGAACTCGAATGTATCATTTAAATAGGCTAAGTCTTGGTCAGTTGATAGATCTTGCTCAGTTTCCAGCCCCGCGTCTTGGTGTTCATCAGTGAACGGATCAAACTCATTTTGTGTTATGTTAGGCTGATTTGATGGTTGTGCCTGGGGGATGGTGGTGATGTTTGTGACTTGATTCGGGCTTTGCATGTATGTTTTGGCGATGCTTTGCTGCATGGCATTGATTTCAGCGTCGATTTCTTGGTCGGTTTTGGTTTGTAGGGTCATATCGACATGGAGTCTGTCTGGTGCTTTGTAACCTGAGCGGTCGAGGACATCTTTTGCAGCATTTAGTTGGACGCTGTGAGGTGCTTTTTCGGCTCGGTCCATCATACGCTCAAGAACTTTCATGGCATTAGCGTTTAATTCTACGAGTTTTTTACGCACGTCCAGTGTGGATTCTTGGGCCTTGTCTTGCATTCCTTTGAGGTATGCTTGGCCGAGAGGTGAGCGGATGATCTGGGAGACTGTGCAATCACTCATTTCCATGCGCTCGGCGATATCTTTGTTGCGATAGCCATTGAAAGCCATCTGAATGATGGTTCGATGCTGGGTGCGAAGTTCTTTGAGCATGGGTTGATGTTGAGTGGAGTTAATGTTGATGTGGTTGGGGACTGGTTGTATTTATATATGGATCGTACACGCTTTTGCTGGAGATTGCAAGAGATTTTTTTTTGTGGCAAAGGTTCCCTTTTGCCAGCATTTGACATTTTTGCCACTGTCCAACTCATAGGTGAAACCCTTATCTGACACCCGCAAACCGAGGCATCGACTTTAAGTCAGTTCCACACAAAAGAAAATTGTTCCCGTTCCATGAGCATCCACACAAAACAAAGACAAAACAAAAGACCTGACCAGCCAGCACAAAATCAGACCATCTGGACAAACAAAACACCTAAACATCAGGCAAACCGACAAAAACGAACACGAACAAAACTTTTTTCGTTTTTCGTGTTGACATCCTCGAACCCGTGTTGTATTGTCTTAATCATAGATTCAAAAATCGTTTTTGAATCGCTCAACATTCTTTCTTTATAAGGAGATTTATCATGGCTGAATCAATTTACACTCAACTGGAAAAACAAGAGATTCTCACTCCTGTCAATGGTACAGATTACACTCATCCACTGCCCCAAGGATTATTCCCAACAGATAAACAGTTTGAGGACAAGGAAGCCCTGCTCGCTTGGGCAAATGAAAATGATTTTACTTTTCCCCTGATTCAGAAAGGCCTTCAGAAGGCTATTATTGAGGTAAGGGCTTGCTTTAAGTCTTGCAAAAAAACGGAGGTTTGGAATGAAGATCTTGGCCTTGCAAACCTTGATGAAATGATCTGGAAAATCGTTGATAGGCCAGAAACAGCCAAATCAAATGAAGACAAGGCGATTGACGCTTTGTCAAAATTATCTCCTGAAAAAATCGCCGAGTTGCTGGCAAAACTTCAGGCGTAACATTCAAGTACAACCTGAACTATGCCCTATATGGTTAGAAATAACTGTATAGGGCTTTCTGCTTTCAACGCCTTGAATAGTTTTAAGTGATTAAACTATTAACCATCCTGGTTGGCCGTCCTGGTTGGCCGTCCTTTTGTTTGTCCACCCGTCCCGTTCATCCTGAATACCCTCAAAAACGGCCACAATGGCACTGCCACGATATTTTCACCCCTATGGTTCTATCAGCATATGGTTGAAGGTGCCCATGGCGTAATGGGCTTTTTGTGGCTTTTTCTTATTTGCAGGCAATGTAAACAGGGTAAACAAACAAGATCAATGTAAACAGAGTAAACATAGTAAACATAGGTAAACAAACAAGTGGTGTAAACAGGGTAAACAAGTGATGTAAACAGAAGTAAACATAGGTAAACAAGGGGAGTAAACAGGGTAAACAGGCTCAATGTAAACAGGAGTAAACATAGGTAAACACGCAAGCGATAGGTAAACAGGAGTAAACAGGAGTAAACAAAATAAACATCATAATAACAGATAGTTAGCTTGTTTTATATTATGTAAACAAGTAAACATGCAAACAAGGTAAACAACTGTAAACAGGGGGGAGTAAACAAAATAAACATAATAATATCAGGTATTTAACCCATTGTTTACAATGTTTACTCGGTTTACAAGTAAACCCCACCCCCTTCGCGAAAAGAGGCTGAAAAGCTAAGTCCTTGATATTATTAATTTTTTTTTTATCTAAAAGGGTTTACACCTCAAAGGGGGTGGGGTTTACAAGTAAACTCCGTAAACCCAAGCAAACATTCACTTTTCCCCAACAATATCAACCGTTTACCCTGTAAACCCCTGCCTGTAAACCCTCCATGTAAACCCTGTAAACACCACACAAAAACCTTGTAAACCCTGTAAACCCTTGCAAAAACCCTGTAAACCGGGTAAACTATCCCTAACACCTTGGCAATCAACCCTAACTCATCAATCAACCCTAACTCATCAGGAGGCCATCACCATCACAAACCTGCCCATCAGTTTCACCCTCTCAACCTTAACCAAATCAACCCTCATTAAGGAGCCATCACCATGTCAAATCCAACCGTCAGTTTTCGCATCTCCGACTATCACCTCGCCCGTGGCCTGCGAGCAATTCGTACACTTGAACCAACCTGGCAACTAACAACACCAGCAAATCTCATCAGAGTCATTTTCAATGACTACATCGCGAAGTCAGAACACATCAACAACACTCCACATGAAATCAATCCAGAACTACTTCAAGAAATCTTCCATGCCCGTGCAAATCTCAACCAAAATTCCTCCAACCAAAACCAGCAACTCGCTCCATTGCCACAAATATCACAAAAACCAACTAAAACACTCGAACAAATTGCAATCGAACACGAACAAGAAAGAATCTTCAACCAAGTCAAACAAGAAGAAGCCCAAGAAGCCCAAGAAGCCCGCTTAAACACTCAAATCAACTCCACATTCAATCGCATCAAACCATCAGAATTTCATGACCCAAATATCACCAAGTCTGTGATATCATCCGTAACAGACTTCAGTCCACCACCAGAATGGAAAAACCTTGACTAATCAGTCAACCAACTAAACCAGTCAAATCCGCTCGCCTTGATTAAAACAGCATCACAAACACATCAAGGCGGGCGGCATAGGCCAAAAAACACACAAAACCACCCCGCCACGCCCTTTCCATATCCTTTCCGTACCATCAACCACAAAAACACAAAAAGCCCGTGACAGACCATTCAGCGCCATTCTTGGCCGAATACTAAAAATACCATTTAACACCATTTTTCCCTTGACGTCCTATAATCATTATGATACCGTTCACCATGACCCTTTTTTTTCACGTCACGCGTCAACACGCACACAGGCTCACTATATATAAGGGCCACCATGCACCGCCCAATAAGGGCAATCACACCAAGGCCGGAAATCCGGCAAAGGAACGAACCATGAAAACTTCAACCAACACCACCACCATCACCGACACTGACCTGACCACCAAGGGCCTCGAATTAACAGCCCGAAATGAGCAGTTTCAATTGGCTGCGCACCAAATACATGAAAACTGTCAAAGTTATCTTGACAGCTTGAAGTTAGACGATAATTTGTACCAAAAAAAGATTACTATTTCCTGCACTCCGAAAAATAGTTACTCAAAAATATGGCTTTCCAGTTTTACATCAGAAATGCCAGACATCAAACACACACCCAAAGAATGCTATGAATGTAGTTATGACAACTGTAACAATTGCATTCACGACGAAGAAAAAAGCTGCACCACCTTGACCCCTTCTTTGTTCAGAGAAATAGTCAAAGCCCTCCTGATTAAGCGCCAAGAGGTAATCTGCACCAAAGAATCAACCCTCATACCTTGGCAATCAGAAGGTCTGCCCTCCACTGAAGAAATCGCAAAGCTCCGCCGTCAAGTCGAAGATCGCATCCGCAAAGACACTAAGGCATTAGTTTACTGCCTTAAAGTCCTCGGATAACCTCCAGGTCCTAAACAAGATCTAAAACTGTTCACAATCAAATAGGCACCGAACCGGCATCCTCCAGGATGTCACCTCAAAGCCAATTAACTCTATTACCATCAGAGTTAATTGGCTTTTTTGCTCATCCAACAAAAGAACCATCATGACACCAAAACAAAAATCCATTAAACTAAACACCATCAAAAACCTAATCAAATTAGCCGGCTTTAAACTCGACTCATACGGCAACTACAAAACCAACCACAACAAACACTCATATCGAATTAATTTAAAACCTATCAATATCCGCATTGAAACCAAAATACCAGAAGCAACAAACTGGTACAAAATAACTTCTCAACCAATAGTAAACTTCAACGAAACATCACTCATCAACCGGTTAGCCAAATTCACCGCATAAAAGGAGCCAACTATCATGACATCAAACCAACTCTACAATCAACACAAACAAAAACAAGAAATAGAAAAAATAAAAGGATATGAAGAATTTAATCATAGGCTCCGAATGAGTCAATGGGATGAACCTACGAAAGACTGGAATCTGCGACTAAATGCACTCATCCAATTTCATTCAGCCCAATCCACCAATCAAATCCTTGACCGAGCATCAAAAGGAGCCAACCAAAAATGAAACAAACACGAAACACTGAAGAAATTATAACTGAGATGAACTTATTATTCATTAAAATGGATTTACTCATCAAAATGTTACACCAATTTAAAAATCAACCAAAAGAAGCCAAACATGTCAACTTGCCATTATTGTCACAAAGCAACAAATAGTACATATCGAAACGAACGTTTAGATGATCGAAACCTCAACCTCATCAACTGTTGCCACCATTGCGCCAAAGCCTACAAGCACCTAACCATCAGCTCAATATGGCAACCCAAACCATCAACAAAAAAGGAACTAACTCCATGAAACACCTTTATTCAGGCATCGTCATCTTTATCATCATTCCCATGCTTTACGCCATTGTAGGCATAATCTCAAACCTCTAAGGAACCAACCATGCAGTCACTCAAACAAACCATCATGCGCCGGGACAATCTCACTTCAACCGAAGCAAATAACCTAATAACTGAAGCTCGTGAAGCCCTTTACACATACCTTGAAGCGGACGATCAAGAATCAGCGTACAATATCTGCGAAGAATTCTTTGGCCTTGAACCAGATTACCTAATGGAATTACTCTAACTAATAAACTAAAAGAATCATTGGTAAATCAATCACCTCATCAGCCACCTGTCAATGATTCTTTTGATTTATTAGTTAATAAACCTCAACCATCAAAAAGGAGTCAATCATGCCAGAAATTTGCCCTCTCTGCAACCAGCAATATGACCAAAACTTAACAAACTACATCCTATCAAAAATTCCCAAAGTACAATCTTTTGATTACACCAGCAAGTGCATCACTTGTATCAAAAAACAAAGCCAAGAACTAAAAACAGCTCAATATCCACAATTAAGCAGCATCAAAAATCAACTCGACGAAATAACTTCTCATTACAAAGCAATTCAACTTCAATGGGAAACCGCCAGTAAATCATACCAGTCACTTGATTATCAAGAGCACATAATCGTCCATGAAATACTACAACTCCAGCAACTCCAGGCAAAACAAGCCACCAAGAAACCATCATCTCCAGCAACCAAACAATCAACTAACAAGGAAACAATCATAAAAATGCTTGCAAATCTATCCCCTGAACAACGAGAAGCAATCCTGTCAGCTATGGCAAAAAAGACGTCAGTTCATGCCGAATAACTTAACCGTTCACTAATGAACAGCCTCAACAAGGACCCAACATCATGCAATATTCAAAACGATTTACAGCCTTCATGAATCGAAAGAACCCTGCCTATCTTCCAAAGTGGTTCATTGAAGCATGGTACAAACAATTTCAAGACATCCAATTTTGTTTTGAATAATTTAACAGGAGATCATTAAATCATGAAGAACATCCGAATCACTTTACGCCTTAGCCCAGAGCAACTTGCTTATGGTTTATGGGCAATTCGCCAACTTGAACCAACTTATAAATTCAACAGTTTAAATGACTTAGTTAAAACCATTTATCTCATCGGGCTTATAAAAATGTCCCCTAATAAACCAAATACCATCGCGCAAAGCATTTTAGATGAAATCACACAGTTCATCAACATGCCAGCAATCAAGCAAATAACTCTCAAAGAAATAATTTCAATCAACAAAGAGGCCTAATTATGGACAACATCAAGTCAATCGAAAACATATTCACTTCCCGTGGTAATGCAGCATTAAATCAATACATTCTTCATACACCTGAAGGAGCTTTTTTCAGTTCATACAATCGTTTAATCGCATTTCAACCTATCAAAGGAAAAGTCAAACTTGACAGCAATAACTGGAACATCAGCGCAACTACAACTAAGTACCTTAAGCAATTCCTTGACGAAAATCTAATAACTATCAAAAAGAAAATTGCATTAGGCGAATATGAACTTACAGATCTTAGCCAATATTAATCAAAGGAACTAACATGAAAACTGCCAATTCAAGAACCATATCAACTCGCGTAAACTTACATGAATTTGCTAAAGCTCTCGATGGCCTAATCGCACATGGCATACCAGCAACAAAACTCAGATCAAACAGCTCAATTATGCGAACAGCAATCCTCATATGCTGCACCTTAACTAATAATCCTGAAGCACCAGCAAGCCAGAAATCAATAGACATCATTAAACAAATCTGGAAAGAATTTAACAAGTTAAGCATTTAATAGCCTGAATCCCCTGATTTCCAGACGCCAAAGGCGGCTGGCATTTAGGAACACAATCTCATAGGAACACAACATGCAATCAACCGAAGAAATAATTAGACAACTTCACCTAACGGCAACCATCCTTGAGGACATACAAATCACTAATATCATCAGTTGTACCATTAATCACACCTCAATTATGCATGTTCACTTAGCATCACTCACACTTTCAGGAATCACTCCCATTTGGCAAAAACTGGCTACGACTAAGTATAAATGGGAAAAATCATGCACCTATCAAGGCATCAAATTTTTACCTTACACACTAACGAAGAATACCTCAAGGAGAATCCACCATGCAACTTAAACTAAATCATGGAACTTATAACGATTGTACAATTAAACTATGCACTTATCCAAACAATCGGCCAGCATTAGTCATTTATCAAAACGCTGGAATATTACTTGCTACTTCAGTAAATATGCCAAATACTATAATTCCTGAAAAATATGTTTGTATTAAAGATTGGACTGAGAATGAAGGAATCTTAAAAGCACTTATTGAGAATAAAATCATAGCTCCACCTGAATTTTTTATTTCATTAGAATTTATCAATATAAACGTATGTAAACTATTAAAAGGAGCTAATCATGTCAATTGAAGAATACATCAAACTGATAAATGATTTACGAAAAAAGAAAAAGAATCAGTGGATAATAAAGCGCATCCCGAACGTAGAGGGAAAAATCATCCACATAAAATTCTTTAACACCTGGATACAAATACTCACCATAAATAACGAAATCAAACATTCAGGTCCAATGAACTGCAAAGTCAGTGAATTTAATGCCTTTCTCCATAAAACTCTCACTGAGTCAATATCATGATAAAATATAAAGGAAAAACTCTCACAGCAGAGCAAGAAGACCACATCAACACAATCACACAAGGTGCCAACCATGCCATTCAAGCACCTCCAGGTTCAGGCAAAACATTTCTATTACTTGCACTTGCACGCAAAATGACTGGGCATGGCTTATCAATCAGCTT